CGATAACCACACGATAAAAATGAAAAAAAAATTAGTTAGCGTATGCTAAGCCCATACCAGATCTAATTCTCAGTACGTTATAGTTCACTGCAAACACACTGATTTGACCGGTGGATGTACTAGTGATCGGAAACGCTGTGTTCGACGTTAGTGGTGTTAGAAGTGATGCGGGTGTTAGATCGAAATTTAAGTAAACGGTATCGATACGCGACATGTTACATGTTCCGGAAGGTTGTTGTTCTTCCGGTCGTAGTGAAAACGAGTACAGATAGATCAATTTTTCTGGTACCCGTGTATGATGTTGATACGGTTGTACTAATCTGAAATAAGTCTGTGGTCGAATCGTGAACCTTTCGTACCCGTTGAGCAATATTTTCGCATCTGCCATGAGATCTACGCAGTGCGACGGCCATGGTGAACCTGGTTGTGCTGCTGTATAATTGAACCAATCGTTATACATGGTACCTCTGAGTGTTGCGTTTTCGTCACGTTGAATGACCCATATCAATTCTTTACATGGATGATTGAAGTTCAGTTTGATTTTTTGTGAAGATTGACTCAAATTAAGACTCTCCGAACCTGTGAATTGTAACTGTTCGATCAAGTATTCATGATCGTTCTGTGCGAATTTCGCTCGTTCATCACTATCCAAATAAACGTAATCTACGTATAATCTTGCATCCGAAATCGAAGGTGCATTAACAAATGTAGTATAATTATAATCATTTATACGTTGTCCGTACTTTCCCATAGCAACAACGAGTTCAGCGAGATCTCTGAATTCTAAATTAATCTTAACTTCATGATACTGTAGTGCGATGAGAGGTAAACTCATCCCTGGACTTCTACAGAACCAAAACATCAATGGTATATAATATATTCGTTCGTACATAGCATTATTAATAAGTCCCATCTCCGAACAATACTTTCCTACCATTTGACTATACCCCACTTTCTTTTCATAATCTTGTGTTAGCTCGTCCCATATGTCCATCCATAGCCCGTAATGGCGATCGATACGTTGTCCACCGATTTCGATTTCAACGTTTCGTATGATTGCATGGCCTACCGCATTGCAATAATTCAACGATGTCGGTTTTTGACAACCTGTCGGAACACTTAGCATGGAAACATTAAGAATAGGTAATTGTAATTGAATGTAAGTATTATTTATGAGATCACCGTTTCTGGAAATCGTGCACGAGACACGTTTTCCGAAATCGGCACTCCCATTGAATGTTTGTTCTATTGCTTCGAGTGCAAAATTCGTGTAACGTTTGTATACTGTTTTAAAAAATGTAATTTGTGGATCACCTGTCAGGTAAACGTCCTGAGAGCCGTACGCAACAATCTGCATCAAACCGCCCCCCATCGAATTTTATGTATATCTTTAGTAATTAGAAAAAAAAAATTCGTGATTTAACGACAATTATTCAATGTTTATTTAGAGATACTATAAGTTCAATTTCTTATCATTGATTTTTTTTTATGTTTTGAACAATATAATGATGTTTTAGGCCCATTTGGAAAATAGTATTTCGCTATGTGTGTACATCCCATTTCTTTACAATTCTTCTTATACACAAATACCATGTCTTGTTTAGCGTGTTGTGCACAATACAATCCTTTCGATCCACTCAAACTGTGTGTTGCTCTTTTGTTACATTCCAAACACTTGGAATTCTTTACATCTACCATTTCTTCTGTTTTATGAGTTTTGCAGTACAACGCTTTCTTCTCCCCACTCAAATTGAAGATAGGTCGTTTGGTACAAGTCTCAAAAGCACACGTCTTATCATAAATGTTGACATGGCCTTCAAGACGATGTGTTCCGCATCTTATACCTGGTGCTGAACCTCGGTAATTGAAATAGGCTTTGATATTGCAGTTTTCTATTTCACATAATTTACTCATTTGAAATTATAAATAATGGAAATGAAATTTCATTGCGACAATAAACGACGATTGTTCGATTTCGAAAATTACGAAAGTTCTCAGATTTTTGTTGTTCCATTCGAACGTGTGCACTTCATTTCCATTATTAAAACCAAAATAAAATGAGTTGTGAAATAATTGATTGTAATGTTCGTGCGTATTATAATTTTCCAAACACTCAACCAGGAATCAGATGTGCAACACATCGCTTAAGTAACATGATTAATATATACAATAAAACATGTCGTGAAGAAAGTTGTTTGAAACGTCCTTTATATAATTTTCCAACCGAAAAGAGAGGTGTGACGTGTAAAGAACACTCAGAAAAAGGATTCGTTGACTTGCAAAACCCCAAATGTCCTGTTTGTAACAAGTATGGTGGATTCAATTACCCTGGACAAAAAGGAATATATTGTGCAAAGCACGCATCACCTGGAATGATATTCATTAACAAAA